GGCTCAATGGAACGGTGCCGAGTTCTGTTGGGCTCTCGATGGACGTGTCCTTCTCGGTGAAGTTCTACGGGACTCCGGTGGACTACGATCGTGTCGCCGAGAAGATCATCAAGGAGCTTCGGTTGCAAGGCATCGAGCCAATCGATCTCACTTGGGAAGCTTCTGGTGGTTCGGTGTGATCACGAACACGGATCTCTGGGATGCGCCTCGACCAACGTCTTCGGAAGTCGGATGGTCGGCGTCTGTCGGTTACATGGTTTTCACGTTGCTCGCAGTGGATCCGGGCGAGACGACAGGGCTCATGTGGATTGAGTTCGAGCCAGAGGATCTGCGCACTGTTCGATTCGCTGATGGAGGGGAGGCTCGTTACTATCGAGAGTTGATGGACATGGGTCGCATCGGCTTTCGAGAGATCAGGTGTTGGGACCTCTCTCAGGACAGTTTCCTTCACGCCGAGTGGGAGGTGGCTCGAAAGATTGTTCAAGGAGCAGCGAGGATTCGCGCTGACCGTGTGGTCTCGGAGGACTTCACGCTACGGGCGGGGACGAAGACGAGAGATCTTCTTTCTCCCGTTCGTCTCGTGTCCTCGATGTTTGCCGAACTGCAACGGGTTGCTCTTCCTGTTCAATTGCATTTGCAGGATCCATCCATCAAGTCCAATGTGGATGATGCGACGTTGAAGCGCCTCGGTCTTTGGTTCGAAGGGATGCAACATTCTCGAGATGCGGCTCGACATGCCGTGTACTACATCCGTCGTTATCGAGACAATCTGCTCCGGCAAACTCGAGACAATATTGACTAGCAATTGCGTCATCGTCGGTGTAGCTTGCTGCGCATGGCTGTCCGCAACACACCGAGCGAGTTCGGTGGACGAACGATGCGCAATCGCATCCAGCCATCGCCACATGTGCCGACGCCTTCGGAGCGGCTCATGCTTCTCTACACAACCGGAGACGACTCAGGTCTTTCGAACCCGGACGACGGAGAAGCATTTGCTGGCATGCTTCCTTACGAGGAGCAGTACGCACTTCGGCTCAACGAAGGCGTTCTCGAGAAGGGTCAGTATTGGGATGTACTCGTCGAGGAAGGCGCAACGGAAATCTCTGAGCTTGCCGCCACCGACGGAGCGGAGCAGATCAAGTGAGCCTCGCGGTCAACGGCATCGAAGAGATTCAGCGTCGGCGGCAGAAGATGTCCACGATGGCAATGCGCAATCGTGTCGACACGCTCCGAGGCGACGAGCGAGCCGTCATTCGTCTGGGAAATTCTGGAACAAGAGTTCTCGTGGGCTTGGATGACCTGAGCGGCTGGGATGACGAAGAGCTTCGCGAGGGGCGACGCCGTTCGAAGAATGGTACGTTCATTGGGAAGAAGCCCATCGTCGTGCCGAAGGCGTTGCATGACGAACTCGTCCGGCGTGTCATGGGTCGTGCTCAGGAACAGATGCGCGATTCGTTGATGAATGCGGTGAACCTTCTCGATCAGGTCGTGACCGACAAGGACGCTGACAACAAGGACCGGCTCGCTGCTGCCAAGATGATCATCGATCGTGTCATGGGCAAGGATCCGGTCATGGTCAACGTTGCCGTCAAGGCGAAGTGGGAAACGGCAATGGAGGACGTGGTGGCACGTCTTTCCGATGCCATCGAGACCACTGCCGCGGAAGACGATGACGACTGGGACTACGATGGGGACGACTCGTGAAGCTCCAGTCGTTCACTATGCACATATTCGTCGCCGTGTTGTCCGGCGAGTTGGATCTGTCCGAGTGGACGATGTCATGAGCCTGTCGCACAGTGGACTGAACTCAGCGATCGAGAACACCATCGCTGACGTATGTCAGGAGAACGGATGGATGCCTGATGGCTTCATCGGTCTCGTGAACTTCATCGACGAAGACGGGAAGCGTTGCTGGTTCGAAATTCGGCCCAACGAACAGTTCTTCGACAAAGCACTCGGGATGGTTGATCATCTGTATCAACTGAACCGAGCGGTCCAGCGGATCAACTTGCGGGACGCCATCCGGCGTAACTACGAGGACTCCGCTGATGGCAACTACGACTGAACACCACGTTCCCACTCACGTCCGCAGAGTGATTCGCAAGCGGCGTGCGGCTCTGCCGGTCGTTTTCGATCTCGTGAACTACTATCCGCACAAGGGTCAGCGGCGCATCCATGCATCGAACGCCAGACACCGTGTGGTCGACGCAGGGCGACGAACCGGGAAGTCCACGCTGGGAGGGCACGAACTGACAGCGGAAGCGCTGGCGACTCGTCTGGTGTCGCAGGATCTGAAGGACCTTGGCAAGCGTCGAGAGTTCTGGATCGTCGGTCCCGAGTATTCCGACTCGGAGAAAGAGTTTCGTGTTCTCTACAACGACCTGTCGAAGCTAGAGGTTCCGTTCGACCGTCCGGGCACCTACAACAATCCTGAGAGCGGCGACATGCATATCTCCCTATGGGGAGGCACTTTCGAAGTGCATGCCAAGAGCGCCAAGTACCCCCAGACGCTGGTCGGTGAAGGACTGAGCGGCGTCATCATGGCCGAGGCGGCAAAGCTCAAGGAGCGTGTCTGGACCAAGTACGTTCGCCCGACGTTGGCGGACTTCCGTGGCTGGTCCATCCACTCGTCCACGCCGGAAGGCAAGAACTGGTTCTACCGGATGTGGCAACGAGGGCAGGACCCGAACGACCCGTCATGGGACTCTTTCAAGATGCCGTCATGGATCAACGACTTGGTGTTCCCCAAGGGCGCAACGCCTGAAGGTATCGACATGCTGCTCGCTGCGTTGCGTGGCAACCCGACGGAGCTTCGAGACGCGTACGGCATCAGCGACCCGTCGGTGCTCATGAATCGCATTGTCAAGGAAGGGCTCGTCGATGAGGAGATCATCGACATGGCTCGGGACATGAGCGAGGAGCGGTTCCAGCAAGAGATCGGCGCTGAGTTCACGGAGTTCGTTGGACGAGTGTTCAAGGAGTTCGACGAGGAGGTTCACGTCAAGAGTTTGAACTACGACCCTCGGTATTCGCTCTATGCGTGCTGCGACTACGGATGGACGAACCCGTTCGTGCTTCTGTTCGTTCAGGTGGACGTCTGGGACAACGTGTACGTCCTGGCAGAGTATCGACAGGTTCGCCGAGATATCAACGACATTGCGAAGGACCTGGAGTCCTATCCGATCAGCGGTCAGGTCAAGACGCTCTTCCCTGATCCCGCAGAGCCGGGAGACACTGCGGTGCTCGAGAAGCACTTGCGGTGGAAGGCAAACACCGGAACCGGTGGAGAGCTCAAGTGGCGGCTCGAGCTGATTCGTCAGTTCCTGAAGGTTGATCCGCACACCAAGTCGCCTCGTCTGTTCATCGACCGTTCGTGCGTCGACCTCATCCGCGAGATGCAGGACTACCGCTACCCGGAGACGAAGGAAGAACAAAGCGCCACTCAGCCCGAGAGGCCAATGGACAAGGATGACCACGGACCCGAGGCGCTCGGGCGATTCTTCCGTGGTCACTTCGGCGGTCCTGGCGACTCAAGCGGAGGAAGAGTCGTTGTTCGGAAAGCGAAGATGAACCGATGACGACAGACAACTACGCAACAGCGAAGCCGTTCCTCGGTGCGCTCCCGGCATGGATTGCCAGTGATGCTGAGAAGCGTCGTGTGGCTTCCTATGCGCTCTACGAGGCGATGTACTGGAACGTCCCGGACACGTTCAAGCTCGTGAGCCGTGGCGCAGAGGACAAGCCGATTTATGTGCCGTCTGGCAAGGGCATCATCGAGACGATGCATCGCTACCTCGCGCCTTCGCTGACGGTCGTCTGCGACGAGATGTACGGCACTCCTCAGGAGCAGGTGGCAGCGCTTCAGGTGTGGAACGACCTGGCGAGGCGTGAGCGGTTCGCCTCGAAGTTCAACTCGAACAAGCGCTACGGACTCATCCGTGGCGACTCGGCGTTCATGCTGTCCGGCAATCCGATCAAGGAGCCGGGGACTAAGATTTCGATTCTTCCCGTTGATCCATCGAGTATTTTCCCCATCGAGAATCCTGCCATGCCCGGCGAGATCATCGGCTACCACATCGCCGAGGAAGTGCAGCGAGGCGACAAGACGTTCATCCGTCGGCTTACGTATCGCAAGGAGACCGGGATGGGCGGTCCTTCTCCGATCACGATGGAGGATGCGCTCTACGAGGTCGATGCATGGGGCGGACCCGGAATGCTCGAGGAGGAAGCGAAGGTCGTGGAGGTGCTCTCCCCGCTTGTCACTCTTCCGCAGCCGATCGACTCGTTGCCGATCTACATGATCCCGAACTTCGAGATCCCGAACAGCATCTACGGAGCGTCCGAGATGAAGGGTCTCGAGCGCATGATGGCTGCGGTGAACCAGTCGGTGAGCGACGAGGAGCTCACGCTGGCGCTCGAAGGGCTCGGCGTCTACTGGACGGACAGCGGCTCGCCGGTTGACGAGAACGGCGAAGAAACTGACTGGAATCTCGGTCCCGCCCGAGTTGTGGAGGTTCCGACAGGCAAGAAGATGAACCGCCTGAACGGTGCGTCGTCGATGGCTCCGTATCAGGAGCACATCAAGATGTTGATGGACATGTTGTACGAAGGTACGCCTGCTGTCGCTCGAGGAACTGTCAACGTTCAGGCGGCCGAGTCCGGAATCGCACTGCTCCTGGAGCTTAGTCCGATTTTGGCTCGAGCCGAGGAGAAGGAACTGACGATCACCGACAGGCTCGGCAACATGTTCTTCGATCTGCCGAAATGGCTCGTCGCCTACGAGGGCGGCATCATGAACCCTCTGTTGAACGTGCGGATGCTTCCCACCTACGGAGACAAGATTCCGCCGAACCGTTCGAAGGACCTTGCGGACTTGCTCACGATTGCCAAGGCAACTCCGCAGATCGTTCCCATGAAGTACATCCGTCAGCGCATGCGTTCCATCGGCTTCGATGACTTGCCTGACGATGCAACTCTCGAAGCTGAGATCCTGGCAGAACAGGAAGCTCGTGCCCGAGTGCAACAGGATGCATTCGGCGTCGCGGTTGACCGCGAAGTCAATGCGGATCTGAATTCATCCAACACGACTCCCGAGGAGGAGTAAGCAATGCCGTTCACCTTCTCAAACCGAGGGCTCTTCACTCTCCTGAACACTGCCATCAGTGGTTCGACGGATCTCCGTCAGGCAGTGTTCACGGGCACCGTTCCCGCTTCCGCCACCATCCGTGACTGGAACTTCCTCTCGGAAGTCATTGCAGATGCATCGTCTGCGGAAGCAGTGGCGGCGGGATACGCCCGAGCCGACCTCGCTGGTGTCACTCTGACCGAAAACGACGCTTCGGACAACGTGACGCTCGTCGCAACCGCTCCGACCTACACGTCGGTAGCGTCGGGTGAGACGTGGACTTTCGTCGCGTACTACATCGAAGGCGCATCCGACGCGGCTCGTACCCTGATCGGTATCGACGCACCGGCTTCGTCGATCCCGACCAACGGCGGCAATATCACGGGTCCGGCACTCAGCGTCACTGTCACGGGTAGCTGATCGTGGCCGATCAGAAGGTTTCTGATCTTGCGTCGATCACCGGGGCGAACACTGCGGCCGATGATCTGTTCATGCTGGTCGATGTGTCGGACACGACGATGGCGGCCAGCGGCAGGAACAAGAAGATCACGCGTGACGAGTTGGCGTCGGCTGTTGGCTCATTCGACCCCCAGGGCGGCGATTTCGTGGTCGCTGCCCGTGTCTTTGCGAGGTGATCTGTGCCGCAAGCATTCAGCCATGAGATCCTGTCGGGGTCGACAAACGGCCTCGCGATCAAGGTCACCGGCACCGGGACCGCTGGTGCGGTGACAGTTCATACGGCCGTGTCGGGCACCACGTCGCGTGACGAGGTGTGGCTCTACGCCGTGAACAACGACGCCGACGGTGAGACGCGGACGCTGACGATCGAGTTCGGTGGGACATCGGACCCCGACAATCTCATCATTGTGCCGATCCCGTGCAAGGCTGGCCCCGTTCTCGTTGTGCCTGGTTTGCCGTTGCGGAACGCGTTGGTGGTTGAGGCGTTCGCGGATGAGGCGAACGACGTGCAACTGTACGGCTACGTCAACCGGGTGACGGTGACATGATGAGGCATCAACCGATTGGTCTTAGTTCCACAAAAGAACTGGCGCGCCTGAACGGTCTTACTGCGTTGCCGATCGAACCATATCTTCCGAGACGGGTTGGCAACGACATTGCAATGGTCAGAATGGGCGGTAGCGGGTCGTGTACCGTAGCCGTTGACAACCAGCATTTTCTTCCGTTCGTCTGCAACCAGACCTTTACCCTGTCAGCACTTGCCGTCGGCTGCACAACGGCCACCGCATCCGCTTTGCTGCGGATTGGTGTGTTCACGGC